TATAGGTAATGCTTAACTAACCAGCGTACAACGCCAGCAAAGCCAGTGATTATGGTCAGTATTGCTACTATTAGGGTTGCCCATTCTGTAGGTGTCATTTATACGCTCCGTATAGTTACTAGCAAAGTGCCTCCGAAACCTGAGAAGCGCTTATCTGTTGGTGTGCGGTTGATAAAGTCCATCTCTTCTATGAGCCCGATAAAGGACTCACCTGTTCTGAAATCTTGAACGACAAGAGTATCGCCAAGGTTTTCTACTGCTTCAAGTTGTTGCATACGATCCCAAGCAGAACCCTCATAGCCCACCTCTACGCCAAACTTATCGCTCTCGTGGTCATAGCAGAAGACTGGATATTGAATCAGTCTCTGACGAGGGATTGCTGGTAGAGATTTAATCTGATAACCATTAAATATTGGACCAAGTGTGGTATCAGCAGTAGACCTAGTAAAGGTAAACTTGAATCCTAGATACTCCTGAGCTGAAGCAGGATAAGGGATACCGCCTTCTGTTACGGTTTCACCTTGAGAATAGGTTCCGATATTGTATGAAGTTCCAGCAGCATCAATAGATTGCAGGCTTAGGCCACCATTGGTAGAGATAAACCTAGGAAAGAGCAACTTAAATATCTTAGGCTCTAAGGTATTATAGCGGATATAACCAGTCTGTATGTAGCCAGATGCTACTTTGACTCCGTATGATTCAATCCATACTCCATCACCCTCAACGCTAAAGGCTACGCGATCTGTGCCACCAAGGAAGGCTACTGAGTTGCTGGTAGTAGTCTCACCAGAGGCAAATACATCCCAAGCATAAGAAAATATTAAGCTATTAGGAACTACTGGTTGTGATAGGTCAATACGGACTAGACCTGATTCACTGCCCTGCTTGGTAGATACATAAGCAAACTTATCTCTAAAGGCTACATCAGTACACTCTGTTTCAAACAGTAGCGGTCCATAAGAGACATCGCCGTTATCGCCTATAACCCCTACTCGGACACCTTTATTAGTGCATAGTATTCCGTAAGTACCAAGGTAGGTATCAAAGGTATTGATAATCTCACCCTCTGGTAGGTCTATTACTACCGAAGGAACGCTTAACTCTGGGAAACCAAGAGCATTAGCATTAGCCAAATCTAAAGTAATCTTATAGAGAGATGAGTTCTCACGGCTATAGCCACCTACATAGATAGCATTGGGACCTTCTGAAATAGTAGTCCAAGTCCAGTCAGTCTGTGGATGGGTGTAATGGTCTGAAGGTAGAGCTCCACCACCAGTATGAGTAGAATTTAATTCATAAAGTTTATTATTTATAGTAGCAATTAAGCGTTGCTTGATATATTTAATTCTGGCACTGGTTGTACCTGAAGCATTATAGGTTTCAACATCGCTTGTAGTGCCACCGATATTGCCACGATGGACGTGAGTTCCATTGATAAACCAGTATCTGATTCCATCTGTGGTCAAGTCAAGGATTGTAGATGGAGTTCCTGCTTGGGTATAGGTAGATGAGGTAGGAGTATCATTGCTCATCGTAATCTTCTTCAAATCAGAGCCATCTGCTACAACTAGACAGTCATTAGTATTATCATTAGCACCAATGATTATCGGATTATTAGCGCTAGATAAAGCCCTGACTGTGCTGTTTAGTAGGGTAGCCTGTCCCTTAGTCCAGATATCTACACCTTTAGACTCAGTAAACTGGAAGCGTAGCGACTCATCTTGTAGCGGTTCAAAGTATTTAATACCAGCACCAAGGTGGAATGATGACTGTGATCGTAGCCACCAACCTGTAAGAGTCTGCTCACCAGGCTCTCTGGTCTGGTCAATCTGTTGCTTACGATACTGAGCTGTAACTCTACGGTAAGGCGTATCATCACTAGCAGCCAAGAAGAATGGCAGACCAGCAAAGGCTACATCGTATGCCTCGCCAGTAGATGAGTAACTGGTAGCACCAGCAGGGTTGGAAAGTACATAGGGAATACCTTCGGTAATATCATCGCCGTAGGCCACTGATGACTCCTTTTAATCGTGTTTTACTTTGAATTTTGGCTGGAAAAGTAGTAGAATAAAAATGCAATACCCTAATCTAAAGGAGAACTATATGAGTATATGGGATAGCCCAGAGTTTAATGGCTCAAAAAGATATGTTAATTTTGATGTTCCAGGAGATTCAGTTTCAGGGACAGTAACTGGACTTGGCATCCAAAACTGGAGCGATGGTACTGTTGCTCCAAGGATTGAACTTTCAACAGAATCTGGCGAACAGACTATTACTGCTGGTCAGATTAGATTAAAGATTGCACTAACAGAAAAAAGACCAGAAGTAGGAGACTATCTTTCTATAACCCTTACTCATATAGAGGATAGAGGAAACGGAAAAAGTCTTAAACACTTTGATGTTATTGTAAATAAACTAAAGTTTTAATACCCTTATGAAGAAAACTTTTTTCTTTATGGCAGGCCTCCCACGATCAGGAAGCACCTTGCTTTCAGCAATCTTAAATCAAAATCCTGATATTTATGTCACGCCTTCGGCTGACACGAGTTTCTTGATGCTTTCACTTTTTAAGACTTCGCAGGTGTCCGAGGCTTTTCATTCAGGCTTTGCCCCTGAAGGTTATCGCAACATTATGGCGCGATTACCTGAAGCCTTCTATGAACACATTGATAAGCCTTACATCATTGACAAGAACCGAAGTTGGGGGACTCCTGAGAACATAGAGGTTGCAGAACTCTTTGCTGATAAAGTCAAAATCATTTGTCCCGTCAGGCCGATTCTTGAAGTGCTTGCATCATTTGTGCATTTAGCTGAAAAAAATCCTGATAACTTCATTGATAAGTTTGTTCGTGATTATCCTGTAAGCCAGTTTAGACCTAAAAACGATGCTCGCTGTGATGCGATGATGGCGGCGAATCATCACATTGAATCAAACATTTTTTCACTCGCATCATCACTTGACCCAAGACATCAAGGTAAGTTTCACTTTGTTGCCTATGCTGATTTAGTTTCCAAACCTGCCAAGGTTATTGATGCTATCTATGACTTTCTTGAGATACCTAAGTTTGACCACCGCTTTGACAATCTGCGGTGGTCGCTGATGCCTAACGAAGCTGCTGTCTTTGGCATACCTAATCTCCACAAAATACGATCAAAGATAGATAGGAGCAAGACTAATACTGCTATCTTGTCAGAGTATGTGCAGAGAAAGTATGGTCACGCCTTAGATTTTATCTTTCCTGATGGTATTAAAGACTTCGTCTAAGCCTGTAATACATTTAGAATAGACTTAGCCTTAGTCATTTCCAAGGTTTCTGTTTTAACAGCCTTGGCACACTCATCGGCATACCAAAGTTTTGCTAGTAGTTCCACATCAACGCTATCAACACTAGCAATAGCATCGTGTTGATTCTTTGCGCCTCTGTGCTGTAATAATCTCTCAGGCCACTCTGTTGGGAGAGTTTTTAAGATGTTTTCATACAGGGCAATGTTTGCCTGATATTGTGCCACTTCAGCAATTCTTGCCTGTAAGGGTGTCATTTGTGTTTCTTCTGTCATTTGTCTTGCTCCTTTTTTGTTTATTTTTTTATCTATAAGAAGGCAACTGCGAAGCCATCGCCTGTGGGCAAAGTTGCTGGGTTTGAATACTTAGTTCCAAATCCTGAACTCCAAGGATAAGCAGTAATGAAAGGTGAACTGCTGTGAGCAACGGCGATAGCATCGCCTAGAGGTCTGAAGGCAACGCCTCTGCCAGTGCTTGCAGGTAGCGTTGCTGGATTTGAATACTTAGTTCCAAATCCTGAACTCCAAGGATATGCGGTGATGAAAGGTGAAGTGGCGTGAGCAACGGCGATGGCATCGCCTTGAGGTCTGAAGGCAACGCCTCTGCCAGCGCCTGTGGGTAGCGTTGCTGGGTCTGAATACTTAGTTCCAAATCCTGAAGACCAAGGATAAGCATTGATGAAAGGACTTTGCTGACTAGCAACGGCGATGGCATCGCCTTCAGGTTTGAAGGCAACGCCGTAGCCGTGCCCCGCAGGTGTCGTTGCTGGGTTTGAATACTTAGTTCCAAATCCTGAAGACCAAGGATACGCAGTGATTCTACTTCCACCAAAGTGAGCAACGGCGATAGCATCGCCTTGAGGTTTGAAGGCCATCCCGTAGCCAATTCCCCCAGGTAGCGTTGCTGGGTCTGAATACTTAGTTCCAAATCCTGAACTCCAAGGATATGCGGTGATGAAAGGTGAACTATAACTAGAAACGGCGATGGCATCGCCTTGAGGTTTGAACTCAACGCCGTAGCCACCGCCTGAAGGTAGCGTTGCTGGGTCTGAATACTTAGTTCCAAATCCTGAAGACCAAGGATAAGCAATGATTCCATTGGAGGGATTTGTTTGTGCGATAGCATCGCCTTGTGGTTTGAAGGCAACGCCTTTGCCATTGCTTCCAGGTAGCGTTGCTGGATTTGAATACTTAGTTCCAAACCCTGAAGACCAAGGATATGCGGTCAGGTAAGGTGAAGTGGTGTGAGCGACTGAAATTGCAGGTGGCGGAGAACCTGCAACAAAACTCCGAAAACCACGCGCTGAGCCGTTGGCTAAGCTCTGAAGTATTGGCGACATC